CTTCCTTTAAATCATCTGATTGAAAAATACCACCTATTCTTGAATCTTCAGGAAGTGAATCAAGAGTATTATCTAATAAAGTAGGAACAACAGTAGAGGTAATAAGGGCAGTAGGATCTCCATCTATTGCTGATGTTATTAAACCTTGTGTCTGTTGATAACTTAAACCGCCAAAACCTTGGCCTATATTGGGTGGCCCCACACCGTCTACATCAACTCCTGAAGGTGCTGTAACAAGTCCTGCCATGTCTAAGCCTGTCATTACTGTACCTACAATATCACCTGTAGATAAGTCTTGACCAGTTGCTAACTTACCTGCTGTTACAGCAATACGAATCATTGGATTAACTGATGCGGCTATTTGAGTAATAGGATTATTTAAAATAAACTCTGACATCGATGTGTCAAAATCATCAGTAACTTTTCCAGTGTTACCAATTACATTTAAAAAATAATCTTTTTGATCAGACACTAACGGGCCTTGGCCGCTAACATCTTTAGGCATATTCCAAACTAAATCAGGTTCAATCATCACTTCATAAGGAGTGTCTTTATTAATATCAAAAGTATTTATGTTTTTACTGGGACTAGAAGTGTAAATTTTATTTTCGTACTTAAAATAAGGTTTATCAGAGTTTTCTGTTTGTAAGGAATAAAGAACAGCATCAAGATATTGATCTTGAGTTATATTATTATTTTCTTTTTCTTTATATAAAAAAGAAAGCTGTGGTTGGAGAGTAAGATTAGAAAATGTAGATAAAAATTGTTCAGGATTTTCTGTTTGCAAATCTTTTAAGTTTGTATAAGATTCATTATAAATACTAGAAAGATTTTCTCCAAAAGCATTTTGTTGGTCAAGAGTTAGACCATAGTTTTGAAATGATCTTTGTTCATCAAAAGTAGTCACATCAGTAGTTTGAGAATCCCTATAGTCCATAAACTGATTATCTGCATTAGGATCTCCTAAAGTAAACTTTTTTGTTTCTGGATCATAACTGTCTAACCATTCTTGATAATAATTTCTTTCTACTTCTTGAGAAGACAAATCAATAAACCCAGACTCATCAGTAGGTAGTTTGTTAATATCTTCAAGAACACTTTGTCCATAAGTGTTTCTTAATTCTTTTGTTTGTCCGTAATACGGAGTATCTGAAGAAGTTTCAGTTAACAATAAATCTGAAGAAGTTCTAAGTTCTTCATTAGGTTGCTCAAGACTAAAAGGATCTTCTGCGGTAGTAGTCAAAGGGTTGGCTAAAGAACTTGGCTCTTGAAACTGTTCCTCCTGACTTTCTTGAGGTACTTGAGTTACTTGAATAGGCGCTCTAGCATAATCTAAAGAATCCCTAGAATCAACCTTACCATCTTGATTAACGTCAAAGATATCTACACCGTTTTGTAAAACCCCAACACCTTTAGTATACCCATCCACACCAACACCCGCTTTCATAAGGTCTTGGGGAGTATACCCTTGATCGCGTAATAATTTTATTAATTCTTGTTGGGTCACTGTAGTTACTTCTTCCAGTTAGCTAAAGATTTAATTCCAAAGGATGCTGCAATAGCCGAAGCTAAAAAACCTTTATAATATAAAGGCATAGCATCAAGACAGATAAAACCATCTTCTATAAAAGGTCTTGCTTCCGGTATAAAAGCACCAATAAGGGGGATACTAAGTAAAACTACAAACCATTCGTCTTTCCAAGAGCTTGCAGAAGCAGACGCTTGTTGTTGTTCCCAAGAAGCATCGTTTTGTATTACGTTTAGTTTTCTTTGATGTACAGCTTGTTTTTCTTCGGCTTTATTTTTAAGGTGAGTAGTGACAATATTAGCTACAGGAGAAACTAATAAGGAAAGGAAGTTCATTTTTATAACCTATAAAGAGTAGGGGAACCCTTGGGTTAACAAAGGCTCCCCTATTTTTAAGGATTAAAGAACAACTACAAATCCTGTTTCAGAACGTAGAGGCTCAACACCGTACAACCGATCAGCAGTCATCAGAGTAGCTAGGTACTCTTGCTTATAAGTTGTTTGTGTACGAACACCTAATTGCTCAACAAGAACCATAGTGTCTTTGTGTCCAAAGATACCTGCTTTAACATCGATAGAAGAAGCAGAGTTATCTCCTGATGCTTCTACAGTTTGACAGTTATTAGATACATAAATGTCAATACCATACAGATTACCAATAAGACCATTAACGACAGGCTGACCAGATACAAAGTCAGACGATACATAACGATCAATACCCATAATTGAGTTACGGGCTGAAGGAGGTAGAACCAAGAAACGATTATCCATTGGAGTATTTGCTTCGTCCTGCTTTTGAATCAAAGCTCGGAAACCTGCATCAGTAAATACATCAGTACCGCCAACAACAGTATCAGCAGCATAAGCTGTAAGACCGTTAGAGGCATCAATAAAGAATGAATTACTGTGGATGTAATCAGTAGCACTTGCGTTACCCTGATCTCCAAAGTTTTTCGCTAAATCATGTAAAGCAGTATCTACTTGCAAAGCAAGAGCATAACCCGCATCTTCGGTATAAAACTGACGTAGTGACGCAAGAGCTTGTACATCTGCAATATCGTCAATAAGTCGAGAATACTCGTAGTGTTGGTTAATTGATACTTGTACTTCAGTAGATGTACCATGAAGAATGTTGACCAAAGTACCTTCAGTTTTAGAACTGGCGGCACCACGATCAGGCGAAGGAATGTGAATGGTGTCACCCTTCTTTCCTTGCATGGTCATTTTCTTGACAAGATTAGCTAAGACTAGGTTCTTTTCGTATGAAGCAACAATCTCATCCGACCAAATTTCGGGGATAAAAGTTGCAGCTTCCGTTGCGCTAATAGCTTTAGCGGCTGTTCCAAACGCCCCTGATGTGGACGATACGTATGCGGGTTGTGTAGCCATGATAATTTTCCTTTTGCTTTAAATTTGAGTAGTTAACGTACCCTTTTCTCAGCATAAGCCTGTAGTATTTCATCTGAAAGGGCTAAATACCGATTAGGGTTAGTTTTCATAAGATCCATAATGTCAGATCGACGGTAGATTTTCCTTGAGGATGGAGTTGTAGAACCTTGAGTAGTGCCTACTGAAGCATTCTTAACCGCTTGTTTTCGTTCTTGCTTTTCACTGTTAGCAGTTTGCTGTACAGCTTGAACACGATCTTTCCAAAGGTTAAAAAGTTCATCGGCAGTCTCATAATCATACATCTTATCAGCCTGTTGGAATAACTTTTGTCGAACTTTAGAGGCAGTCACCCAGTCTTGAAACTTTTTGTCAGCTACAATTTCAGCCATATCTGGATGAAGTTTCTGTAACTGAGCTTTAGCAGTTTCCTGCTTGTACTGTTGACTAATTTGTTCCGCTTCTAATATTTTAGGGTGTTTACTAATCTGCTGCTGAATAGCCTTCTCTGGCTCCGAAAAGAAATCAATTTCTTCTTCTTGTACAGATGTCGTATTTCCCTGCTCTTTTGTGAGTTGTGTCTGGCCTTGAATGTAAGTATCTACAACTTTCCTTAGTTCACCAACTTCAGAACTTTGTCTACCCAATAGCTTTTCAGCTTCTTGGTGCATCTGGATAATTTCAGCAGTTGTTTTACCTTGATATTTCTCAGGGACTACTACTTCTGTTACTGGTTGTTCAGATGAAGAAGATCCGAAATCTTCAGTAGATGATAATTGTTCATCCGTTGTTTCTACATTCTCTGGTTGACGCTCAACTAACTGGCCCATTATTTATCCGTCCGTTAACGATTGTGGAAAAAGGGTATTATCAGGACTCTAAGAGTTTTCCTGTTTTCTTTCTTGCTTTATGGTCATTTCTCTGTGTTTAGCCCATTTCCTTGTGGCATCTGGAAAATCGCCAGAAATGGGATCAAGAGAAAAGTTTACACTTGAGATAATTCTATGTGCAGTAGATTCACAAACATCACACTTTTTGAAACTCTTAGAGGAATCTATCAGTGCTTCGTGAATATGACCGTTATCACATTTAAAATCATAAAGAAGAACGCCCATTAAAAAGGTTCTTCTGTACTAGCTTGTTCTTCCTGAACTGCTTTTATTTGAGTTTCCAAATTAAGCATTGAAGCTATAACTACTAACTGTCCTTTTCTAAAATGTAAATCAGTTTCGTCTTTAGTAGCTTCCACTGAATTAATGTTTAACGCATTGTTTCGTAAGTCGTTTAATAAAGTTTTCCAACCTTCTGTATTAAACATTTCACGATAAGAGTCATAATACTTCTCTAGTTTTACTTGTTCTTCATCTACCATCTGTTTCTCCTCATTAGGACAGTCTTTATAGAGATTTCAGTATAACATACTTTTTTACAAATGTCAAGTGTTTTTTTAATTATTTTACATTCTTTTTTTCTTAGGCTTGCCCATTGTTGTCTTAGGCTTGTTTTTCATTTTCTTTTTAGTTGGTTTGCTTACTTTAGTTCCGTATGTTCCGTATCCCATTGCCATAACTATTTCCTTTTTTTACGTTTATGTTGATATGAAATTTTCTTTGGGCCTGTTTTTTCCTTTTTAAACTTTTCTTTCTCTTTAGCAGTCATTTCCTTGGTAGTTTTTGGTGTTTTAGCTGAAACACGTTTTGAAGGGCGACAGGCAGGATAAGGTCTACCTGTTTCTTTCTTCTTTCTGCCGCACTTTTTCCCAGTCTTAACATCAACCCAATCTTCAGCAAACCAACGGGTTAATCCTGTTTTAGACTTTTTTGTACTTGCCGCCACGTTTTTTGTACTCCCTAACTAACCAAGCATTTGCATAAGCAGAAGGATAAACATCAAATTTCTTCTTTGCTTCAGATTTTACTCTGGAATACAAGGTTGGGTTTGTTGGTTTATTTTCAGCCATTACTTTTTACCTTTAGCTTTTAACTTAGCTTTATCCGATAACTCTTTAAAATGAAACAGCTTTGCACTTGTT